GGCAGGACGAGGAAGAAGCACAGGAAACCGCAAAGCCAATTAAGCGGACAACGCAACACGCAACAGTTCCGGCGATGTTTCCGCAACCCGTCGCAACAAGCGCAACGCTTAATGAAACCCCTCCCCTGCCGATAGGCTTTTTCGGGGGGAGTGCAACAGAAACGAAGCCTGTTACTAACAGGGCGCAAGATGCGCAACAGGTAACGATTGTAACAGGCGTTGACGCGGAAAGAGTGCAAGCCCTGCAACAAGCCATTACCAGATTAAAGGCATCCATCCGGGCGGATCAAAGCAACCTGAAAAACGGCAACGGCAACGGCGCAACAATCGCCGGACGGCTCCGCCAAAAAGCCCTCGACCTTACCACGTTGGAGGCGCAATTACAGGAGGCGTTGTCATGAGCATTGCCGAAATCATAGACGCGGTTATCACCGCATGGGAGGACTACCGAAAGGCACAGGCGAAAGCCGGGACGTACAGATACAACCAGCGAATAGGCAAGGGCGACCCCGACACGATGAAAGCCGGGAAGGAACGAGCAGAGATGGAGGCGGAGGAAGCCAGGCAAAGGATTGAACAATTAAAAAAATCAATAACATGAAAACATTAATAAAAGCAAGTATTACATCAGAAAAGATCGGCAGTCCGCTGCCATTAATAGGTTTTTTCTCGAAAAGCCCCACAACTCCGATGGCTATTCAAGAGGAGTGTAAAAAGATGCTCCCCGTGCTTAAAAAGGCTGAGTTGTGTGTGTGCAGGGTAGTAAAAAAGGAGGGCATTAAGCCGTTCGACCAACGCCCAGAGGCTACTCAACGCAAGTTGGATGCTTGTCAAAAGATCATGCGTTCAGCATGGGACGTGGCTATGAAAGCGCTTAAAGCAGATGCGCGGCGTACATAGGATCGCAGCATGATCGAAGCCCTCAAGAAAGGATAAGAAAAGCCCCTGCCGAAACGCGGGGGCTTTTTCGTTTGTCGATGAATTTGATACGTTCGTCGGATAAAACCCGCCGTTCGTCGATAAAAATAGGAATGCGTATATACGCGACGCATATTTGTAGGGTAATCAAAAACGTAGCAAAATGACAACGCAAGAATTAAAATCCATCGCTCAAAAAATGTTCTTGAAAGCCTGTGAAGGCTGGACGGTCAATTTCTGCACTCCGTATAAGGGCGAAAAAAACGCCTTCCTGGTGGTTGCTAATGGTCATTGCCTGCAAAACATCCCATTCAAAGTATCCCTTGACAAAAAGGGGTGGCTGGTTGATCGAATCGAAAACGGCGAAGGATGAAAACCCAAGCCCTCTTCAAGCTCCCTCCTGAATTGCTCGCCCTCCTAACCGAGGCCGCAGCGAACCGGGGAACGACAAAGACCGCCTTGGTCGAGGCGGCTTTGTCGGCCTACCTTGCCCCAACTCCGGGGAAGTACAGCGACGACCCGCTACCTGTCGCCCTTTGCCTCGACCACCCCGACGCTACCTTCTTCGACATCCACGTAGGAGAGAAAAGCGTATGGGGCCAATTCGAGGCCGACGACATACAGCCTTTCGAGGTATCGCTCCGGTCGGTTTTAGATGCGGCGTATCAGGAGGGGTTGCTGACCGACGTAAGCGACGGCGGCACGGTCTGGACAGCCACCAGCGACGGCGGACTGGACGGGCGCGAGTGGTGCGAGTATTTCCTAGACCAGTTTCCCGGAACAAATCATTTCTTCCGCGTCTTTAAGATCGCGGCTTGGGAAGAATTTGCCACAGAACTACACGAAATCGCCGTCCGGCTTTCCAGTTTTACGGGTCGGGTGGAGGAATTGAAACTGACCGAGGTTTTACAGGCCGCCCGCGACCTTTCGAGGATTGCCGGGGCGGTACAAAAGAGCGGACAATGAAGGCCGTTTTTGCCCTGATCGAGGCCGAACGAGCCCGACAGATCGCCAAATGGGGCGACGGCCAAGCCCTGACCCCGTTGGAATACCTTTCAATTATTGGAGAAGAATACGGCGAAGTCTGCCGGGCCGTACACGATACCTACTTTGCCGACCAGTACCCGACAGGGGGAACGCCGGGGGATTACAGCCAGTACGAAAAGGAATTAATTCAGCTCGCAACGGTTTGCATGGCTGCTATTCAAAACCTACAAAAGCGCAACAACAATGAGTTATGAAGCCTTTTTGAAATCGAAAGTAGTCACGTCCCAGGATTCGGGGTTTGACGTGGCAGACAAAGACATTCACCCGATCTTATTCCCTCACCAGCGCGACATCGTGCGATGGGCGGTAAAAGGCGGGCGCCGGGCGATCTTCGCAGCGTTCGGGCTTGGAAAAAGTATTATGCAGCTTGAAATCATGCGGCTTATCCAGGCCCATGAAGGCGGCATGTGCCTCATCGTTTGCCCGCTCGGAGTAAAGCAGGAGTTCCAACGCGACGGGCGTATGGTCGGCATGGATAACATACAGTATGTCCGTACCACGCAAGAGGCGATGGACGCGCAAACACCATTTCTTATCACCAACTACGAGCGGGTGAGAGATGGCGGGATAGATCCAAACATTTTTACTGCCGTCACCCTTGACGAGGCTTCGGTCTTGCGCGGGTATGGAACGAAAACATACCAAACCTTCCTCGACATTTTCACGTCGGTGAAATACCGGTTCGTTTGTACTGCAACCCCTTCGCCGAACAAATACAAGGAATTGATCCATTACGCAGGCTTTCTTGGTGTGATGGATACCGGACAAGCCCTTACCCGCTTCTTCCAGCGGGATAGCACCCAGGCTAACAATCTAACTATTTACCCGCACAAGGAGAGGGAGTTTTGGCTATGGATGTCCACATGGGCTGTATTTATTCAAAAGCCCTCCGACCTGGGATATTCCGATGAAGGCTACGATCTGCCCGACCTGAAGGTGATCTACCATCGCCTTTCGGTAAATCACCAAAGCGCCGGCGCTGATGGATGGGGGCAAGTAAAGATGTTCCGGGAATCCGCAACCTCGCTATCAGATGCGGCCAAAGAAAAGCGAGACAGCATGGCCGACCGTATGACCAAAATGCAGGAGATCGTAGAAGAAGCTGGACCGGATAGGCACTGGCTTATTTGGCACCACTTGGAGAACGAGCGCCACGCAATCGAAAAAGCCCTACCTGAAGCGCAAACCGTCTTCGGATCACAGGACCTGGAAGAAAGGGAAGACCTGATAATTGGTTTCAGCGAAGGGGATTACCGGATCCTTGCCACTAAGCCGGAGATAGCTGGTTCTGGGTGCAATTTCCAACGTCATTGCTATTCCAATATCTTCTTGGGTATTAATTACCAGTTCAACGATTTCATCCAGGCGATCCACCGGACGCACCGGTTTCAGCAGCCGCACCAGGTCGAGGTACATATTATTCACACCGAAAGCGAGGACAATGTGGTATCTGCTTTGAAGGCTAAGTGGGAGCGGCACATCGAGCTTGGCTGGAAAATGGGCGAACTGATCCGAGAATACGGGCTATCCAAGAATATCGAAAAGGTATTGCACCGCTCCATAGGAGTGGAGCGCAAGGAGTGGAAGGGCCAAACGTTTACCGCGGTGCATAATGACTGCGTGGATGAGGTTTCCCGTATGGCCGATAATAGCGTTGACCTTATCCATACCTCCATCCCCTTTGGTACGCAATACGAATACGCCGAAAGCTACAACGACTTCGGGCATAACGACGACAACGAAGCGTTTTTCGAGCAAATGGATTTTCTGATTCCGGATCTGCTTCGGGTTTTATCCGACGAACGTATCAAATTCATCGACAAACGAAAAAGCCCCCGCGTTTCGGCAGGGGCTTTTCTTATCCTTTCTTGAGGGCTTCGATCATGCTGCGATCCTATGTACGCCGCGCATCTGCTTTAAGCGCTTTCATAGCCACGTCCCATGCTGAACGCATGATCTTTTGACAAGCATCCAACTTGCGTTGAGTAGCCTCTGGGCGTTGGTCGAACGGCTTAATGCCCTCCTTTTTTACTACCCTGCACACACACAACTCAGCCTTTTTAAGCACGGGGAGCATCTTTTTACACTCCTCTTGAATAGCCATCGGAGTTGTGGGGCTTTTCGAGAAAAAACCTATTAATGGCAGCGGACTGCCGATCTTTTCTGATGTAATACTTGCTTTTATTAATGTTTTCATGTTATTGATTTTTTTAATTGTTCAATCCTTTGCCTGGCTTCCTCCGCCTCCATCTCTGCTCGTTCCTTCCCGGCTTTCATCGTGTCGGGGTCGCCCTTGCCTATTCGCTGGTTGTATCTGTACGTCCTGGCTTTCGCCTGTGCCTTTCGGTAGTCCTCCCATGCGGTGATAACCGCGTCTATGATTTCGGCAATGCTCATGACAACGCCTCCTGTAATTGCGCCTCCAACGTGGTAAGGTCGAGGGCTTTTTGGCGGAGCCGTCCGGCGATTGTTGCGCCGTTGCCGTTGCCGTTTTTCAGGTTGCTTTGATCCGCCCGGATGGATGCCTTTAATCTGGTAATGGCTTGTTGCAGGGCTTGCACTCTTTCCGCGTCAACGCCTGTTACAATCGTTACCTGTTGCGCATCTTGCGCCCTGTTAGTAACAGGCTTCGTTTCTGTTGCACTCCCCCCGAAAAAGCCTATCGGCAGGGGAGGGGTTTCATTAAGCGTTGCGCTTGTTGCGACGGGTTGCGGAAACATCGCCGGAACTGTTGCGTGTTGCGTTGTCCGCTTAATTGGCTTTGCGGTTTCCTGTGCTTCTTCCTCGTCCTGCC